GCCGGCGATCGTCCAGAACAAGGACATCAGCATGCGCTACACCTCCGCCACAGCCGGGCCGGCGTGCACGCCGCTATTGTGATCGGCGACGCGGTACGCCTTGACCTTTTCAAAGATGAAATAGGCGAGAGCGCCCGAGACGATCAGCAACAGGCCGACGAGGATCGGCGCCGGGCCGGCGAGCAATGGGTGCGCGAGATCGCAAACCGAATCCCAAATACCCTTGGCTTGCTGCGCCTTGTCGACCGCGCCTTGCGCGCTATCGAGCAGGCCGGCCTTTTCCGCGACGCCGCCGCCGGCGAGCAGGGTGCCGATCGCGCCCTTGATCCAGGCGAACAGCGAGCCCTTGTCGGCGGCCTTGATGGTTTTCGAGCCGGCCTCGGCGAGATCGCCGGCGGTCGCCTGGGCGCGCTCGCGCGGCACCTCGATCGGCTCGGCGGTTTGCAGCGCCGCGCGGGTCGCCTCGTCATACTTGCCCGTCACCGGCAAGCCCTCGTGCGCCTGGAACTGCGACAGCGCGCCGACCGTCTTGGTGCCGAACCGGCCGTCGGGATTGCCGACGCCGGCATAGCCGAGCGCGCGCAGCTTGGTTTGCAGCGCCCTGGCATCGGCCGCCGACATCTCGGGCGCGGCGGCCACGCCGCCGGCAAGCTTGCGCGTCCAGCGCTTCCACGCGTCGGCGAGGCGCACATCGTAACGGTTGGCGGCGTAGCTCACCCCGTTATAGCCGCGCGCCACACGCGCCCACTCGTGCGCGTTCAAGGCGTCGACAAGATGCTTATTCCGCAATTCGCGGATCATGCACTCGATCTGCGCGCCGACATTGCCGCTCAGGTGCTCGACCATGTCGCACGCCGAGGCAAAGCCCAACTCGGCGTAAAGAAAGCCCATCGTTTGGCCGAGGCCCCACGACGCCGATTGATTGGCGACCTCGGCGTCGACCGCGCGCGCCTTGGCGATCAGCGCGAGGCGCTTCGCGCTCGTGCCCTGATCCTTGTATTGCGTCGCCTTCGACCATTTCGGAATGGCAAGGCCGGCGCGGGCGAACGCCGATTGCAGCGCCTTCGACACCTTGGCGGCCATGCGCCAAGCGATGTGACGCTCATACAGGAAAGCCGGCGTGCGGCCGTCCTGTTCGAACGGGTTGCCCGAGGTTTCCACCTCGACGAGGGCGAGCAGCGCGGCCGGCTCGATCCCGGCTTTCGTCGCCGCCTCGCCGATCGCGTTGACGATGGATTGCGAGAACATGATTTAGCCTTTCAAGGATTGGCGGCCTAAGCCGCGATCTTGACCCAACTCAATGAGGTGTCGTTGGCATCGCCGGTGTCGTTGAACAGCGCCGAGCCGTTCGCCGTCGTCGCGTTCCGGCCCTGCAATTTCACCGTCGCCCCGCCGGCGCCGACGGTGACGATCGCGAGGCAGCAACACTGCACGCGCGCGCTACCCGTGACGCTGTGCACATAGCCGCTATCGTCCCAAACCGTCGTGCCGTCATAAATGCGCGCCGAGAACGCGCACGAGGCGCCGGGGTCCTTGAACGCCGCTTTCGCGACGACGAGGTAGGTGCCCTGCGTCAGCGCCGCCGACAAAAGGTCGGCATTGGCGCCGGCCGCGCCCAACGCCACGTTGGCGCCGAGTACTTGCCGCCCCGACGTGAGCGAGGCCGAAACGCCGGTGATCAGCGAACCGTCGACGGCGGGATATTTCCCGGCGGCGGTCAACTGCACGACCTTGCTCGCGGTCGTGCCGACATCGAGCGCGGCGGCGGTGCCGAGCGTCGGCTTGCCGGTGAGGTCCGAATAAGCGCCAGTGCGCGCCACGGTCGCGAGCGCGGCAATCACCGCCTGCACAAACGCCGTGGTCGCGACCTTCGTCGTGTTGTCGGTCGAGCCGGCCACCGTCGGCGCCGTCACCGTGCCGGTGAAGCCCGGCGAGTTGAGCGGCGCTTTCAGCGCGAGCGCATTCGTCACCGTCGCGGAGAAATTGGAGTCATTGCCGAGCGCCGCCGCCAATTCGTTGAGCGTGTCGAGCGCCGTCGGCGCGCTACCGATCAAGGCGGCGATCGCGGCGTTGACAAACGCCGTGGTCGCGATCTTGGTCGAATTGTCGCCGCCCGCCGGCGTCGGCGCCGTCGGCGTGCCCGTCAGCGCCGGCGATGCGGCCGAGATGCCGCCGATCGCCGCGAGGAACGCGGCGGCACTGGCGGCGGCCATGACGCTGCGCACGAAATCGCTCACCGCGATCGTGCTGCCGCCGCCGCCGGCGTCGACATAGGGCACGACATTCGGTTGCGCCGCGAGCGAGACCAGCGCGCCGAGCAATCCGTCAATGTCGTGATCTTCGTTCCAGTTGCTCGGCTTGACGGCGCCGGCGGGCACGCCCTCGTCGTCGATCGGCGAGTTGAATTTATGACGGATCGGCATCCCTAACCCCCGGTTAATTCGCCACGACGAGCGCGGCGTCGACTTGCGCAGCCGTCGTGATCTGGCCGGCGACGATCTTGATCAGCACCGCATTGAGCGCGTCAAACGTGCTTTGCACGAAATCAGCAATGCTCGACGCCGCCGCGATAAAATCCGCCGCAGCGATCGTGACGAACGACGCCGGGCCGGTTTGCCAGTTGAGCGAGGTCGGCGCGTTCGGTTGCTGCAAGCGCGACACCTTGCCCGAGATCAAGCCGAGGCTCGTCGGGTCGGTCGCGAAGTCGACTTGCACGCCGCCGATCGTGGCGCGATAGCCGCCGACCGCAAGCGCCCATTGGCGCTTGTTCGCATAGGTGATCAGCCCGGCTTTCGTCGTCACCACGACATCGGGCGCTTGCTCGGCGAGCACCGCGAGCAATTCATCCTCGGACGCGATGCGCGTCGGCTGATAATCCGCCGCGAAAGCGAGATAGGCCGCGTCATCGAGCGAAACGTAATTTCCGACCTTGCTCGAAAACACGCGCGAGGCGTCGCCGGCGACGATCCAGTACCAATCCGCCGCATTATAGAAAATGTTCATTTGCAGACTTCCCCTTGCTTAGCCGTAGAACCCGCCGGCGTTGACGCCGCCCGCCACGCTGCCCGGCAGATACGACGCGCCGCCGCCGAGCACGTTGATCACGCCCATCACGGTCGCAAAATATTTCTGCCCCGTCGCGGTGCCGGTAATGCTGCCGAAACTCAGCGTGAGATTGCTCAGCCCGTAGGAATAGGCGAACGCCGCGCCGTAAGCCGGATTGCCGACGACCGTCAACGTGTTCGGGTTGATCGAGGTAATGCACTCGATCGTGCCGCCATTGTTGCCATAGGCGAACGAGCCGGCATTGCCGACGTAACCCGGACTACCGCCCGTGATCTTGATCGCGCCGCCGAGGCGAATGGTCGAGGTGTAGACGGCGAGATTTTGCGCGCCGGCGCATGCGCCATATTCGATGTTCTGCGCGACGATGTTCGAATTGGTCACGGCCGCAAGGCCGCTTCCGGTGCCGGTCGTCTGCACCTTGAAGCCGTTGAACGTGTGCGCCGAGCCCTGGGCCTGGATCGCATGCGCGCCCGTGCCGGTCACGGTGACGGCCGCCGGGTTGGATGGATTGCCAACCCAATTGACATTGCCGGCGCCCGACATGCGCGGCGCGTTGAGGCTCGCATAACTGCCGTCGGCAACGTGCACGGTGATATCGACGCCGTTCAAAATCCATTGCCCGGCGGCCTTGGCGGCACGCTGCAAGGTCGCGAACGGCCCGACATGCCCGGCGCCAACCGTCGCCGAGCGGCCATCGTTGGTATCATTGCCGGTCGCGGCGTTGACATAGTAGTCGGTCGGCACCGACAGGAGGATCGAGGTTTTGCTTTGCCAAACGAGTTGGAAAGCCGCGCCGTCATAGCCGAAGGCGTAGAGGCCGCCGGCAAGGATGTCGCCGGGATTGAGCGGCGAGCCGTCCTGACGCACGACGCTGACGGCGCCCAGGCCGTTGGCGTTGAGCGTCGTCGTGCCGCTATTCGAGGCGGCGGCCTTGGTGACGATCACCATGCCCTTTTTGTATTCCTTCGGCACCGGCGACAGCGTCACGACGATGGTGCCGTCGGCGCCGGCGTCGTCGCTATAGCGCGGCTGACCGCGCTGGATCAGGTTAGTCACCGATTTGAGCAGCAACGAATCGTCGGCGTTGTCCTGGGCAACGATCTCGGTCGCGGACCCGGTGAGGCCGTTACCGCGCGCGAGCGCGCGCAGATTCGCCAGCACGGCGTTAAAGAACGCCGCGCCGAATTCGGTGCCGTCGTCGACGGCCGGGTCGGAACAATCCTTGAACCACGTGTCGACGGTGCCAAAGGCGCGGTTGTCATCCGGCCGCGTCGTGACGGCGCCGTCGGCCGAGGCAGGCCCCAAAAGATCAGTCATTGATACCCTCGTAAGAGATTTGGATTTCAGCATGTACGATGCGCGACATCAGGCAGAGCAGCGGCGACATATCAGGGCCGCAAGATTGCCGACGGCCGGCGCGCATGCGGCCGGAAAGCGAGCGCAGGGCGCGCCCGCCGTGATAAGCAGGCGACTGCAACAGATGCACGATCACCTTGAGCTTGGCGGCGTTCTGCAATGAGCCAGCCCGCGCCTTGCCGGCGCGGCTGCACGTGCGCGAGCCGCAGCTAAAGAATTCCTCGACGCACTCGATCGTCCAGCCCATGCGCGCCGCCAAGGCCGCATAGTATTCGCAACGGGTGCCGCCGATCGCGGCGACCTTGGTGCAGAGATCGGGGAACGGGTCGCACTCGTCGGGCAAGCCATATTCGGCCATCCAAAGGTCGTGCGTTTCCTTGTGCGTCGCGCACCAAAACTCAAAGCGGAGATCGCAAAGGCGCGTGTTGACGAACAGCAACACCGTCGCGATCGACTTCCAAAACCGTTGCAGGATGCTCGGCCGCCGGTAGCGCGTCGCAAACGCCTCGGCCTCAAATCCAGCCGGCGCGAACGCGATTTCCGATCCGGGTCGCGGGCCGCCCTCATGCGTCTGCCACGCGCGCCCCTTCGGCATCGCGGCGGGCAAGCCCGCCATGATCTCGTCAAGCGTCGGGCATCGCAGCGGCGCCGGCCGCGACGTTTCGCAAGTCGTCATGGATCACCTCAAACAAAGGTCACGGTGCCGAGCGTTGCCATCTGCCCGGACGGAATCGTCACGTCGGCGGTCGGCGTCACGATCACGTGCCGTTGCTCGCCGCTCGCGTTCGCAACCGCCTGCCAAATCCACGATCGCGAGAACGTCGTCGGTCGCGCCAAATAGTCCATACTGCCGAACTCCTGATCGGAGCCGGCAACGCGCGCTTGGCGCCGGAACGCCGAGCGCAACTCGGCGAGCACCGCCTCTTGCACGGCGGTCGTGTTCGGTTGCAGTCCGCTGATCGTGATGTTGATCGGCACGGCTTGCGCCGCCGCGACAGTGACGACGGCGCCGGCGGGCCGCACGGTTTCGATGTGCTCGCGCACGCGCGCGATGTCGGCCGGTTGCGGAATGCCGTCGGCGTAGAGATCGAACATCAGGGGAAACACCCGCACCGTGCCGGCGCCGGCCCATAGCCGATCGACGAACACGTCGGGCCGCGATCCCGTGACAGACACGCCCGAGACCTCGCCGGCCCACATCACGTAATCCGCCGCCGCGCCGCCGTGCGGCGGATTGCGCTTGCGAAACAGGATGCGCGCGCGAAACGACTCATCATCCTCGTCGTCGGCGCCGGCCACCAAGCCGCCGCCGGCAACCTGGGCTGTCGCCGCGTCGTCGCCGTTCAAGCCCGACACGATCGCAAGCGGCGTGCCGGCGATCGCGTTGGTGTTGAGTCCGTCGCTGACGCACGTCACGAGAACACTGATCACGCCGGCGCCGTCGGTCGTGCCGCCGGCGGTCGCAACATATTCGACGCCGTCGGCGCGCCGGAACACGGCGGCGACATCGAGCACGACGGCCGCACTCACGGTGATGTCGACCATGCCTTGCGCCGGCGCCCTGGGCCGGCGCGCGAGACCGAATTCCTCGCCGTGCAGGTCGAGGTTTTCGCTATCGGCGGTGAGCGCGAATTTCTGCTTTTGGATGTAATCGGCAAAGCCGAATACCTCATGCACGAGCCCGGCGAACACCTTGGCCGTCGGGTTGATATTGTTCGGCCAAATCCAGGCATCGGAGCCGGGCAGATTGACGCGGAACGATTGGCGCGCGCGCTCAACCAATTCTTTGAGTGAAGGGATCGCAAACATCAGCGGGCCACCTGATTCCAAAGAACATCGAAATTACGGTCATAGATTTTCGCGCCGTCGCGGCCGTACAGGTCGACGGAAAGCTCGACGCGGCCCCCGATCTCGTTTGCGGTCGCGGCGATGTCGATCCGCACGCAAACGCCCTGATCGATCAGGGTCGCAAGTGCCTCATTGGCGAATTGCTCGGCCCAGGTCGCCGCCGAGATGCCGGCGATCGTCATCGGCGCGCGCTCAAGCAACCATAGCAGCGAGCCTAGCTCGCGCTCGCCGAGATCGGTGCGCACGTCGATGCCGTCGCCCCAATAACCGCGATTGTCGCCGTCGGCGAGATAGGCGAGCGGATGCTCGGCCGGCACGCGCTTATCGGTAAACAGCGCGAGCACGACGGCGGTTTCGATCGCGGCCTTGGCGCGCAAGCCGCCGTGATTTTGCGCCTCGTCGGCCTCGGCCATCGCCCAATCGGCTTGACCGCGCTCCGCGTCCCATACCGAATCCCAAAGCGCGTTGCTATCCGGCGCGCACCCTTCGGCCGCGCGGATCGTGATTTGTGCCATTTTGTGAACCTCTAAACGACCGCGAAAACGATCGAGGAAAGCCCGGCCGAGGTCGCGACTTGCGGCTCGGCCTCGCCCTTCGGATCGGTCACGCCGAGATCAACGCGCGACGGCCGCACGCGGACGTAGCGACCCGGCACGCCGACGGCGATGTCGCTCGCGCCCTCGACGAGAATGTCGTCGCTCGTGAGCACGATGCGCGAGTCGCCCTTGGTGATCGTCACGTCATCGGAGTTGAGAACGATCGAGATATTTTCTTCGTCGTCATCATCCTCGGCGGCCTTGCTGCCGCTATCGCTGATGTCCTGGCCCTTGCCGACCTTGATGTTGATGCGCTTGGCATGCACCGCGTCGAGGTTGTCCTTAAAGACGCGGATAATATCGCCCGTGTGATCATACAGCGCGACGCCGCCCTCGGGCGTATCCTTCGGCCGGTATTTCTTATGCTCAAAGCCGAGCGCGAGCAGCCGATCGGAACGGCCGCCGAGCGCGAGATACACGCCCTCCGATCCCTTCGGCGCGTGCGAGGTGATGCCGTGCGGTTGCGGGCGATACACATCCTCAAACGTCTCGGTTTTGAGGCCGGTCATTTGCTTGAGAATTTGCTGCGTGCCGGAGTCGTCGGTTTTCTGCACCGTCGCGCGCCGCATTTGCGCAACAATGCCCTCCTGCCCCTCGGGAAACCAAACCCACATTTATTCATCCCCTCCCGCATCGGACGCCCAGGCGCCGCCGGCCGAGCCGCCCTTGCCGCCCTTGCCGCCGAGCGCGCGCGGATCGACCAGCGAGAGCACGCTCAACGTGCCGTCCTTGCGATCCTGCGAATACGTCACCGACTCGATCGCCATGTCTTGGTGAATGTCGGCAAAATTCGAATCGACGAACACGAGCGCGCCGGGCTCCCAAAGCATGCCGCCGTCGTCGTGATGCCCCTGCACCGTCACGTTCGCCTTGAGCGAGTTGCCGGCCTCGCGATCGCGGCGCGTGCCGGCGCGTTTCTTGGCGCGATCCTTGTCGGTGTCGCCGTCATGAATGACGATCACCGGCCGGTAGCGGCCAAGCTCGGCGTCGCGCGCCTTTGCCTCGATCTGCAAGGCATCCTCGCCGTGCCCGAACGGCCGTTGCCCGCGCACGATCACGTCGGAATGCCGGCCGCTCCAATTGTGATCCGCCTCGATCCGCTTGATGTTGACGCGCTCGATCAGCGATCCGGCGTGACGCATCTTGCCGCCCTTGGTGATCTTGATCGAGCCGTCGGCCTGACCGACCGGGAAAACGCCTTGCTCGCGACACAGCTTCTCAAGACAGCGGAATGCGGTCTCGCCCGGCGTGATGCGATAGATCGGGACCTTTTTCAGTTGCTCGTCGGTCGCGATGCCGACGCCGAAATGATCGAGCGCCGCGCCGATCTCTTGCGGGTCCTTGTTCTTAAACTGATTGGTGTCATGCACCGCGCTCGAGTCGATGTAGTCTTGCGAGCGCGAGCGGCCCGAGATGTTGATCTCGGCGGTGTCGTGCTCGCCGAGCGTCGGCTGATAGCGATCGACAAAGCCCTGACACATCAGCGAGCCATTCGACAGGATCGAGATCGCCGTGCCGGCCTTGAACATCCAGGCCGTCGCCGAGGCGCCGGGCTCGGCCGCGACCTTCAACTCGAATGACCGCGCCGCCTCCTGAAACGAGGCGCGCACGAGCACGCGCTCAAACGCGGTCCACAGCCCGCCGCCGGCGGCGACGGTCACGAGCACGTTTTCCATTTGCGTTTACCTCGACAGCGCCTCGATCGTGCGCGGCATGAATGACGGATGCCGCACATTGTTGCGGGCGACCAACTCGGCGGCCCGCGTCGGGTCGGCGTAGAGCGCCCAGGAGAGCGCGAGCGACGACATGATTTGCGCGCTTTCGACCACGATCACCGGCGCCAGCGTGTTGATCGTCTTGGTGAGCCAATCGATCACCTTGCCGCGCACCGACTCGATCGCGACAAAGAGATCGTGATTTTCGGCGCCGGTCGTGTCGTAGAGCTCGGCCTCAAACCGCTCGGCCACCTCGCCGCGCGCGGTCACGCCCGACGGGCGATCGTTGAACGTCATCCGCAACACGCCCTCGGCGTAGGCCGTCAAGGCCGCGAGCCGCACCGCGCGCGCGGCGGCGGCGGCGTTGTCGGCGGCGCGCTTGGCCGTCGGCGACAGATACGGCTTGCCGGCGATCGTGACGGTGACGGGCGCCGGCGACGGGAAGGCATCGAACAGGTCGAGCGAGGCGCGCACCGCCGCACCGGCGGGCAAGCCGTCGCCCAATTGGCGCACGAGATCGACGAGCCGCGCCATCGCCGCGCCGGGATCGGCGCCGGCGGCATTGGACACCAGGCCGGGCAGGTCGGCCACAAAGGTCGTGACGCCGCCGCGCAGCTTGGCGCTAACCGCCGGCTCGACCGGGTAAGACTGCCGCAGCACGTCGACGGCCGCCGCCGCGCTCGCGAGCGTGTCAGTGACGGCCGCAACAACATAATCCGCTTGATTGAGCAGGCCGATCGCGCCCGGCAACAGCCTGCCGATCGAGGTCGCGAGCGCATCGGCCGCGATGAACGCGGCGCTTGCCAGCGACGGCACGGAAATGAAGGCGGTCGCCGCGCCGGCGCGCACAAATTTCAATTCGAAGGCGACATAACCCATTTGATCGCGCTGCGTCGACCGCTTGAAGGTCTCGCAATGCACCGTCACCGGGCCGAAATAGGGCACGACGAGCATGCCTTGCCCATAGGAGGAAAGCGCCGCCTTGAGCGCGCTCGCCAGCGCATCGGCATTGTCGCCGTGCACATAGGCGGTGCCGCCGTAGAAGCGCAGCGCCTCGCCCATATCTTCGATAAAAGGCGGGTCGCGGTGCGGGAATACGTGCTTGACGTTGTCGCGCCCGCCTTCCTCGTCATCCGATTCGAAAAAGAACGGCACGCCCTTGTAAGAGGCCGGCCACAGCGTCTTGAGCCAATCGCGACACAATACAGAAACCATCGCCGGAACCCCGATTTTGGAACTCGAAAGCAAAACGGCCCCAGGACGCGCCCAGGGCCGCTAACAGAGTGTGCCGGGCCATCCCTGCCCAGGCCGTGAGATTTTAACGCACGGGCGCCGGCCGCTAGGGCGGCGGCCCGGCCTCGGGCATCGAGCGGCCGGTCGAGCCCGACGAGCCCGATGCCGGCGCGCCGCTCGATCGAAAGGCGTTGATGCCGTTTTGAATGCGCTGATCGACTTGCGCCCAAAACCCCGCCGCCGGCTCGACTTTCACCGTCGTCTCAAGCGTCGCGTTGCCGACGACCTCGGCCTTGACCGGCTCGCCCGAGCCGCCGCCGATCCCGGTCGCCTTTTGGATGTCGGCGACCGTCCATTGCGAGGCCATTTGCCCGCGCCCAGGAAGCCCGGCCGGGCCGTAGCCGAGGCCGGCAAGCTCGGCCTCGATCTTGGCGCGCTTGGCATCATTGAGCGCCTTGAGTTGCGCATCATAAGTCGGATCGTCATGGCCATAGACATCGGCCGCGCGCTCCGACGCGTCGAGGTCGCGCAACGCATCGAATTTGTCGCCGTGCAGGCCGGCGAGCGCCTTGAGCGCCGGCGTCGCCTCGATCACGTCCTTGCGGGTCGCGATGTCGAGGATCGGCGCAAGCAAGCCCATCAGCCGGGTGAGCCCGAGCGAGCCCGAGCCGATGCCGAACTTGCCGGCGATCCCCATCGTCGAATCCGCCGAGATCGCCGAGGCGAGGCCGGCGCCGAAACCAAGCTCGGCCGCCGTGCGCATCGGGTCTTTCTGCGCGCGCTCGCTCATGTAGCTCAAGCCGCTCGTGAGCCAATTCATGCTCTTGTTAACGCCGGGCTGAAACGCGCTCGCGGCGTTGCCGAGCACGTTGTCGACCTGGGCCTCGATCGACTTGCGGATCACCTTCGGATCGCTCTGCTGAAAAAGCTCGGCGGCCTCGACGCCCTTGGCGCCCTCGACGAGGTGCTTGTCCTTTTCGATGCGCGCCTGTTGAGTTGCGAAAATCGACATCATTTGCGCGGTCGTTTGCTGCGACGCCATCGCCGCAATGACCTCTTGGATTTTCGCCGGATCGGTGACGCCCTTTTTCGCCAGTTGCGGGATCAGCACCTTATTGACCCAGGCATAAGGATCGGTCGCGCCGGGTTGCAAATACTCCTGCCCCATGATCGCGCCGGGCAAGATGCCCTTGACGTTGCCGGTCGAGGTCTTGATCACCTTCGACGGGTCGGTGAGCAGGCCGTATTCCTCCAATTGCGCAAGCGCCTTGTTCGACATCTTGCCGCCGACGAATTGCGTGTAGAAGCTCGACAGCGCCTTACCGGCCGACGAGCCGCCCAACTCCTGCGCCAGCGTCGGCGCCGTCTTGAGCATGAAATCGTCGCTCAAGGCGTTGGTCGCGGCGCGACCATATTTGAACATCTCGTAATAGTCGGTCGGCCGCAGCGTATCGCCGAACACGTTCACGGCCTTCGCCATGCCGTCGATATAGTGATTGAACTTTGCAAGGTCCTGAGTGACGCCCTTGATCTCCATACCCTTAATGAGCTTGTCGAAATCCTCGCCAAGCTCGTCGGCCTTCTCGGGATGCGCGCCGAGCGCGACAACGCGCAGCCGCATCAACGGGTCGAGGATCTTCGTCGCTTCCTCGAAATGGCCGGTCACAGAGCGGATATTGCGAACCGCGTGCATCGCCTCGGTATTCGACACCGAGGGATATTTTTTCGAGATCGAGGCGGCAAGCTCGTTTGCGTGCTTGATCTCGTCGACCGTCATGCCCGAGGCCGCCATGCGCGCCTCTTCGTGCGCGCGATCGCTGCCCGCCTTCACCGTCTCGTGCGCCAGCGCCGCCACGGCCCGGCCGCCACCATAGGCGGCGGCGGCGCCGGCGGCCATCTTCGCGCCGGTGCCGATCGCGCTGGATGCGCGCTGCATCCGCGAGGCGGCGCGCTCGGCGCCGGCGGCAAGGTTCAATTGTTTCTGCACATCGCGGTTGAGCGCGTTGGCCGCGCGGGAAATGCGGCCGATCTTCTGCGCGACGGCATCGAACGCGCCGCCGGTCGCATCCTTGCCTTTGATAACCGCAAGGGCTTCAAGAATGGTGCTCATGTCCTACCCCTTGCGCTTTTTTCGCAACGTCATCGAACGATCGGCCCAACGCATCAACTCGGAAAAGCCCGCGCGATCGGCCGCGTCGGCATCGACGACGCGATCGACCAGCACGAGCAAATCCCAAATTGCGCCGATGGTGTCGGGACCTATTCCTGAAAAAAACCGATCACCGCATCTTTGACGGCGACCGCGTCGAGCACGTGCATATTTTGCATCGCGAGCAACGGATCAGGCTCGACGATCAGCCGCTCGACATAAGCGCGGATCGCCTCGTCATTGTCGACGAGCGCCATGCCGCCCTTGGCGCGGACCCAGGTTTGCGGCGCGCCCAGGGCGAAATAATCCGCCCCCGCCGGCTCCTGCAAAACGATCTTCGTCACCTTGCCGCCCTTGCCGTCATCGAACGGCCTTTTGAGCGGAACATCCTTCCGTGCACGCGCCATCGCGTCGCCCCTTCTTAAAATGACCTAACGCCGGCGAGCGCGAGCCCGCCGGCAATGTCGTGGTTAGCTGTTGAGCTTCTGATACTGCGGCCCTTCGATCTTGAGCCCGGTGATCTCGCCCGACGACAGGTTGAGCTTGGGCTCGCCCGTGAAGCGCGCGCCGGTGAAAATGTGCGTGCGGGAATTATCTTCCTCGACGATGGTCGCGTCGATCTTGCACTTGCGCAGCTTCTCATCCCAAAGGATGCCGCAACCGTTGCGGAACTGGATTTCCGCCGCGTAGAGCTTCGGCTTTGCCATGTAGCAACCCGAGCCGTCTTGATTGGCTTTCGCCTCGACCGAGATATTGGTCGGATCGATGGTGATGTCGGCGTCGCTCGGCGTCAGCCGCTCGCCGTCGACCGAGATCGAGATGCGACCGCCAAAGCTATCGCAACAGTCATTTGCCATGTTCTGTTTCCCTCAAAAAGATGCATTGAGGCGCCCGGAATGATCCGGGCGCCGGTGAGATGATCGCGGATTAGGCGACGGCCGAGTCGCCCGAGGGCGTCTGATACTGCAAGAACGCCGTGACGTTCGCCGCGAACACGCGCAACTGATTGACGATGTCGACCGGCAGATAGGCGTTGAGCCGGTTGGCATCGTTCGGGTCGCGCTCGACGACGACATACTGCGAGAACAGGTCGGCCTTTTCGAGCACGCCCAGGGCGACGAGATCGTTGTACGCGTGCACGAGCGTATTGCGCACCGACTTCGGCGTCGCGATCTCGGGCAGGTTGAACGGATTGTCATCCGCG